TGGTATTGTTAATCACACAGTCTATTGCCCACATCTCATGTATGGATTTCAAATCAATCATAGTATATCCTTTATAGTATAATTATATAGTATAACACAAAGGAGGGTAAAAGTAAATTATTTTTTTACGCTTTATGTTCCGTAGTAGTAGGAGTAAATGCTGATGTGTATCTAGCTAGACCTTTTGTGATTCTTACATCTTGAACATAACCGTTCATATAGTTTGCCGAACCGTTTCTAGATCCGATATATAGATTTCCAGTAGAATTATTACCGATAGAATATGTTCCACTTGCATTTAATGTTCCATTTAAAAATCCACGAGTTGTTCCTCCCGCGTCTCGCGTAATAGCTACATGATACCATTGACCACTAGTTACAGTGCCAATAGTATTAGAGAATGTAACAGAAGATCCACTATAAAATCCTAATGCATTTGAACTAAGTTTATATAAAGTCCAACCTGGGCCAGTGCCACCAGTAAATTTTTCAACTAGTGTTTGTTCACCAGTCAAGCTACTCCAATAAAACCATCCTTCAATTGTCCAAGCGATACTTCCAGCTAAATCAAAAGTTTGACTAGTTGGAGAACTTATAAAATCTCCAGTACCATCAAAGTACATAGCAGAAGATGTTGCAAATTTTCTTTGTGTATTACTTGCAGTTGTATTACCAGCTTTTGTTAATACTGTACCAGAACTAGTATCCCAAATATTATTTTTATTTGTGCAAGTGAGTAACTGAGTATTTGTAATTGCAGTAAGTGGAGCAGTTGGTGCCGCAAAATTAGATGTATATACAGCAGTTCCTTTAACTAATCGAGCATCAGCAATATAACCTTGTGTGTATAATCCTGCATAATTTCCCCCTCTACCGATTGTAAATGGTTCATTAGAAACGTTCATAGATCCAGATTGTGTTACAGTAGCTTCTGATGCGCCATTAAGATATAATGTAAATACATTTCCATTTCTCACTAGTGCTACATGATGCCAAACGTTAAGTTGTACTGTAGTAGATCCATTTAATCCACCAATAACATTGACACCTCCTACTCTTACATAAGATTTGAGAATACCATCATCTAAAAGTACATGAAATGATGCTGAAGCCATCTGACCAGCTGATGTATAATCACTAACAATATACCGATCTCCATTTGATGCCAGTGGATATATCCAACATTCAAATGTAAAATTATCAGATCCATAGTTCATATATGTGCCATTTGGAGTTTGTATATAATCACCAGTACCATCAAAGTATACAGAACCACCATGATCTGCCTTTGCATAACCGATATAATCATATGGACCAGCTCTTTTAATAGTAGCATCGCCATTGTATGTCACAGCTTGTCTCTTATGCGGCAAATGATGCATCAAAGCTTGAGTATTTGCAACGCTATAATCAATTCTACTCGTAGGAACAGGGAATGTATTACTTGATTCAAGTGTGCTACCATTAATTACACGACCATCAGCATACCAGCCAGTTACATATGTTCGTACAGCACCAGCTCCATCAATTGATTTACCGAAAGCAAGCGGAGCTGTTTTATTAGCTATTTGCGTAGAGTTGACTACTCTTGCAACATTTACTCCATCTGCATAAACCGTGTAATTAGTACCATCAAACGAGACTGCTAAGTGCACCCATGTATTGTCAGAAAATACTCCACTAGCAGTATCGACATAGGCCGCCGTCGAACCATCGAACGAATAGTAGAATCTTAATTTACCACTGCTACCACCGATAAGTAGAAATTCTCTATTATTTGTATTTGCTGTCCAACAACCAAAGATAGACCAGTGGCCAGCAGTTCCTACTGCGACACTTGGCATTCCATTTGGTTTAAACCATGTTTCAACACACCATGCTGTAGCAGAGAATGTTGGAGAACTAGTCCATTCAACGTATCCACTACCGCTAGAAGTGATGTAGTTACTATAACCACCAGGATGATATGGCGAAAACGCAGTAGATGTTGTATTACCATACTCAGTAATCGTTAATGCATTAGTTGAAGCATCAACTTGGTTATCTGTTCCTGCGGTATCTGCTTTTATTAATAGAGATGTGAGGTTACTGTTTGGTATCGAAAATGCTAGAGTGAAAGTGCTTGTTTCTGTACCGAAACTTATCCCATCACTTGCTTTAAATGTCAGCGTGGCAGTGCCATCAAATCCTAAAGACGTTGCTGAATCTTTTGATCTTGGTGTAATAGTAAAGACAGATGAATCTTGAGATACAGTTGCCATCTTAAAGAAGTCACCACCAGAATCAGCAGATAGTGTTAATGATGCATCTGCATTATCAGAATCAGCCGCAGTAATCGTAACTATTTGTGCTACACCTTCTGTAGATAGTTCAATAGTCCCAGAAGGACTAACTGTTAAAGATGGTGTCGCATTGATTAGCGCAACATTATACCATCCTGAGCCGTTAGAAATATATAATCTACTAGATGCAGATACAAAAGCTTGATCACCGGAAGTTAAATTTGTTGTTGGCAAGTCATCTATTGTTGAATAAACTATTAATCCTTCACTAGAGCCTGTAGCTCCACTAACATCAGCTGGTTTGCCAGTTGTTGTAAAGTTTCCTGCGATAAATCTTGCTTTTGTTTCAGCCATCTTTATTCCTATACTAACTTAAAGTAATTGAACCTAAAACCAGCGGCAAATGTAATAAACGTTTGTCCATCTGCAGTCGATTCGAACTGTATATCACCAAGCGATGTTGGGATGCAATCAATATATCTAACTTGTTTAGTTTGATTGTTATGGCTAGAAAGAATGGATAGTGTGATATCAGCATAATCTGGAACACCAGTATCAGAAGCTATAGAACCTTTACCGCTACCTGAACCCAAGTTATTATTCACCAATCTCAACATCCAGTTATACATTTCTCCATAACCTTGCATGTTTTCATCTAATATAATATTTGTTGATAATTCGTTAAACGTCAGAGATTCGCCTGCAATAGGTATACCAGAAAGTCTAGGTATACCTAACTCGACAGGATTTAGAATCATACCAGGGTGAGTGATACTCTGACAGAAGAATTCTAAATTCGGATAATTACGTCTATCAAGAACTAGTTTGAAACTAGTGGGCTGAAGGTAATTAAAATTTTCTGTTAAATTTGCCATACTTCTATTTATATGAAAAAATATGTCTAGGTAAAAAAAAGGGCAGCCGAAGCTGCCCTTAGTTATTAGTATTACATTACTTATGCGAGGATGTTGTCAACGCGGAAGATTCTGTAGTACTGGTTAGTTTTGCTTGTTGCTAAACCATCAGACGGTGTAGCGCCAACGAATGGGTTTGAGACCATGCCGTAGCGTGTCTTAAAGCCAATCTTCGGCTGGAATGATTCCTCACCCACTGCACGAACCATAGTTAGTGGCACGTATGGGCAATAGAATAGACCTGCATCGTATGGGTTAGTTCCCTTATAACCGACTGTGATGTAATCAGCAACGGCATATGGATCGATGTAAACACGAGTACGACCGTTCAGTACACCAGCAAAGGTGTTGCCTGTGTCATCAACATTCAAGTTTGTTGACATTGCAGGTGAGTAGTCGAGCATGCCAGAAGCAGAAAGGGCAGATGCAACATCTGAAGAACAGATGATGAAGTTACCTTTACCGCGACGTGTTTCTTTAGCAATTGTGTTTGCTTCACGCTCAATCTGGACGATAAGTCCTTTGAACTTCTCAACTGACCAACGACCGTCTGCATCTGTTGACAAGTCAAAGATACCGTTGACTGCAGTGTTAGCTGTGGCAGCACCAATTTTAGCTTGTGCGTTAACTGTACGGATAACTTCACGGTTGATTTCAGCCATGATTTCTGTTGACAGAATGTTAGCAAGTTCTGTTTCAGCATCTAGACCATGAATGGCTTTAAGATCCTGAGCAAGTTCCAAGCTGTATTCTGCTTTCAGTGCGCGTGACTTAGCAGTAACGGTTGCCTTCTCAATTGAGAAGCCCATTTCTGCGAATGCTTCACCAACACCGTCACCCAAAGCTTCTGCTTCGGCTGTTGTGTATGGGTCACCAGCATATGGTCCAGTTGCACCTGCGATTGCTGAATCAGACAATCCTGAAAGACCTGACGGTCCAGCCGCACCGTTTGCTGTTGTTGCTGAATCACCAGAGAAACCAACAGCGGCTTCATTGAATAGTGCTTCTTCGTTAACAGATACGCCAGCTTTTGTTTTTTTGTAGTTTGACTTCATTGCGAAGATCAAACCAGTTGGACCAGACATTGGCTGAACGCCACACATGTCATATGCCATAAGATTAGGCATTGCGCGACGGACAAGAGCGATAAGAACTGGATTCCAGTTTGCCGCATTGCCTGTGTTGTTTGTTGGAGCGGCTTCTGAAAGCATGCTGGCTTGGCCAGCTTCTTCTGCGAAAGCACGTTCTTGGTTTTCAAGGATGGCAGCTGTTACTGCTTTTCTGTGGTGGTCGTGAATTTTACCCGCTGATTCTTCGTTCAGAACAGGTGCCCACTTTTCGATCAATTGATCGTAAGATACTTGTTGCATTTTTATTGGACTCCCAAATTATTTGTTTGTTTTTTGGATTGCAGAGAGGTACTGAGACATCATTGCAGAATTAACTACAACATCTTCACCACTTTCGTCTTCAACGATATCAGCGGACTCAGTTACTTTCTTAGTAAAATATGATTCTTTAACAGTAGCAACTTTCTGTGAGAAAATTTCTGCTGTATCGAAATCAATGTCTTCTACTAAGGCTTTTAGTTTTTCGACTTGGGTTTCAGCAAGACCTTCTGCATGTTCACGGATAATCGCATCGCGCTTCAATACTTCTAGTTCTTCCTGCATTTCAAGTGTCTTAGCAACTGCAGTATTATGAGCTTCTTCTAGCTCAGCAACTTCAGCGGCCAAATCGTCAACTAGGTCGACCTTAGATTCAGGAACTTCGATGTAAGATTCAGTGAATAGATCTTTCAAGCTATTCATGAATTTCTCAGCGATTTCTGTTCTAAGACCAGTCTGAACGGCAAGTTTGTTTTCTTCCATCCAGTTCTCAACTACGTAGTTAAGATAGCTATCGACTTTTTCAACAAGCTCTGACTTAGTAGATTCTACTTCTTCAGCCAGTTCTTCGTTGTATTTCTCTTCAAGACGGTCAATTTCTTCAGCAAGCTTTGTTTTGATAGCCGCTTCAAAAATTACTTCTGCTTTTGCCTTGAAACCCTCTGAAAGAGTAGCTTCGTCTGCGACAAGAGCATTTAGATCCGCAGAAAAATCTGCTTCGTAGTCGGCAAGAGTGTCGGACTCAGCAATTGCTTCGCCTTCTAGTTCTACACCTTCCATTGCGCCATAGCTAGCCATAAGCTTGTCTTTTGGCATTTTCTGTGCCTTAAGTACCATTGCAGAAATGATTCCTGCTTTAGTCTTTGGCATTGGATCCTGGGTAGTATTATCACCCTTGCGTGTTGGCGCTTTACCTGTAGCTTCACCTGCTTTATCAACAGATGCTACAGACTGAGCCTCAGCATTTTTAGGATCGTGAGTTGATGCTTCCACGATATCGTTGTCATCATGGAGGTCAACATCTTGATCGATTGAGTTATCATCAGTCATGAAATTTGACTCCTTTATTTAGATTTGAGCAACGAGAGGAAATTCTTAAACTCACGAACCTGTGTCTCATAGAGATCAGCCCGAGGAGCTTTCTTAATTTCAGTCTCAATTTTTTCAATTGTCTGAGCTTCTATAATGCCGTTGTTCCAAACCCATTCAACACCTTCCATAACTCCATTAACGAAAGCACTAGGTGCAGATGGATCTTGAACGATATCGACAGCATTCAGGAGAAAATCTCCTTTAACCATCATTACGCCACCACGATTTTCGAGACTTCCCATACCACGAGTTGAGACGCCCAATTTGACACCACCATCAAGCAAACCGCGAACGATCATACCCATAGGAGTTTCCAAAATAGTCGCCTTGCCCACAACATCATTTCCTGACCATGTCAGAGATTCGATTTTGTGGGAAACTTTGTCTAGATTAACAGTAGGTCCTTCAGGATGATTTAACTCACCTACCGCTCTGCCTTTTGAAACTTGCTCACCAACGTACTTGCTTACAGCTTGTTCCATAACATCACGGGGATATATTCTACCGTTACGATTCTTTTGTTCTGCTGACATGAATACACCTTCAATGGCATATTTCTTACCACCAGCTTCAGTAGCTTCAGTCACTACCTCTAATTGGTCTTCAGTGTATTCTGCAATCAGCTTCATTTCTTAAATACCTTTATAAATTCAAGACCAGCTTTCTCAGCTTCCTTTTGAGTTTTATAAGAGTCCAAATGGTCTCCGTCAACGTAAGTGACGAACTTGCCCATGTCTTTATGGACTATCACTTGGATACCCTTAATCTTCTTATCAAAGACAGCTTTGCCTTTCGGCATGCGTCCTGTTAGTTCTCTTAGCTGATTAAAACTTTTCATTACACTTATTTATAATTTTATTACTTTTAAGAACTGATTTTATTCAGCTTCGACATCTTCTTCTGGTTCTTCAACCTCATCCGATTCTTCGGACTCAGGCTCACCATCTGTCTCAAGGTCAAATTCGAGTTGTTCATCATCCTCGTCTTCAATACCCTCATCGTTTTCGTCATCCTCGGCTCCGTTATAGATGGTATCTGCCAACCTGACTTGTTCTTGGTCTAATAAATCATTCAGCTTAATAGTCATCATGTCACCAAAAACATCATTTGCTTTATTGAATTCGTTAGCCATTGCATAATCAATCATGCTACGAACTTCAGCATTAGGTTGTGCCATTTGATCTACTTCTGGTTCCATTGTATCTACTTCACTCACTGTCATCTCCTTGTACAGGTTTTAATTCAAATTTTTGACCAGCAGGGGTTTCCTGAGGCGCTTCATCTTCTTTGGGTTCTGATTCTTCTTCACCCGCAATTTCTTTTTTCATGCCCTCAATATCTTCATCTGAAAGCATAAGAACGTTCTTCTGAATCCATTCTTTAGAATAGTAGTCACCAACATAGTTTTGTACCATATCTAAAGTTTGAATTCTTTCACGTAGAACATCAATATCACGAAGTTCTGTGAAATGATTATCACGAATATAATCTACAGTTATATCGTTTTTCCAATTTTCCCAATCTTCTTCGGTGCAAATACCTTTAAGAATTAATTGCTTCTTAAGAATGCCATAAAAAAGATGTGAAAATCTCATACGAAGTCTATCAATAAACTTCTGGAATTTTAATTCGTCTCTGGAGATTTCATTTGATCTACCAAGAGAGAAGTTATTTTCTGTCTCTAAACGTGAGATAGGAACATTGAGTGATTTGAAAACTTTCTTTTGAAAGTAAACTATGTCATCAATCTGTCCTAAGTTTTCGCCACCAGGAAGAGTAGAAATTTCTGTACCTCTACCGCCCTCACGCCGTGGTAACCAGAAATCTTCAAGCATAGACATGTGCTTACGGTCATCTCTGATTTCACCAGTCTTAGCATCGTACACAAGCTTGTTGCGATACTTTGCCATAATATCTTTCATATACTGTTCACTCTTACCTTTTGGTAAGTTGCCAACATCAATATAGAAAATACGTCTTTCGGGTGCACGAGCTAAACGATAGATTACAAGTGCATCTTCCATCATACGCAACTGATTAATAGGCTTCAGTGCTTTATGAAGAAACGATACAATTCTTTTACGATCTTCTGATAATAGACCAGATGTTACATAACTAACAGAATCAGATGTCATCTTAACACCGTTGGTAGATGACCCAGGCTTCTCTTGAAAGATGAAAAACTCTTCGGTATTTTCTACAATGTCTGCTCCAGTTGCTGGGTCTTTTTTCTTTTTAATCTTCTTAACCTTACGCATCTTCGCAGAATCGATAGGTCTAATTTCAACGATACCTTCTTTGTTATTAGTTTCATTCAATACTAGATGATGGTACATGCGCCCATCAACATACCAACGTCTGAAGATATCATGTCCTAACTCCTTAAAGTTAAGCATACTATAAATGTTATCAAATTCTTCTTTAATTACTTTTTTGATTCTATCGGGAGCTTCAACGTTGTCTAGATTAACATCTAAAGTTTGCTCTAACTGTGAACCAGTAATTGATTCGTTCACAATATCTTCGATAGCCATATCAACCTCTGGATGTACCGCATTGCCACGATACTTCATTATAAGTTGATAGTTGTCTTTTGAATCGTCATCACCAAGATTGAGATATTGCCCGTAGTGTGAGCCAGCGGCAGTTGCATAACTACCGCCTTCATCATCTCGTGGCGGAACGATAGAAGGTGCTTTATCAGCTTCCTTCTTTTTGGCGCGTTTGATCTCAAAGCCAAATAATTTAACGCCTTCTTGTCCTGATTGTTCTGCCATATTTAATTCCTAAGTAGAGAAAAGGAGCCAGCCAAAGTGACTGGCTCCTATTGTATTTAGCTTAGCTAGTTGTATTAGATTCGAAGTACTGGTAAGCCCAGACACATGTGAATCTTTCAATGTTATCATTATCTCCATAGCTTAGTGCAATTTCAGACAAATCTTGAGGATATGCACCACGGAAGGTGTATGTCTTAAGAGTTGATCCGTCACGGTCAAGCTGGTCAACCTTTAAATCTGCTTCGTAAGCAATTGGTGTTGTTAGACCAGTATTTTGCGAATGAGCATTAATACCGTTCATCCAACGCTCAATAGCGTCACGAACATTAAAGTCGGTGTCATTGATGATAGTTGTATTCCATTCTGCGAATGTTCTATCTCCTGCCATTTTGAGGATACGACCTCTAAATGGTACAGCA